TTGTTGGTAATGAACGGGATGAAAGACAAGGAAAAATTCGATGCCTTTATCAACCCTCTCATCGATGCGGGTAATCAGATTAACTACGTTTGGTCTGATAAGCCTCTTGGCTACGTGGGTGCGATTAACACAGGATTGGAACACATTTTCAAGCCCGTAGAAGGGTTCGAAGATTTGAAAATGGAAACGCCCGACTACGTGCTGTTCCTGAACGATGACGTTACCATACACGCAATCGCTTTGCTTGAAGAGATGAAGGCAAAGTTCCAAGAAGACCCGCTGTTGGGGTTGGTCGGCGCAAAGTCCCTGCCGTGTCCGATTACGGGCGTGGATTTCCCATTGGGGTGGTGCGTTCTTATCAAGAAGGAAGTGTTCGAAAAAATCGGCTACCTTGATACTGCTTTCGGCATCGGATACGGAGACGATACGGACTTCGCCATCAAAGCCATCAAAGCAGGCTACCACGTATTTTCCTACGTCAATGGCTACGACAAGAAACTAAAAAAGTCGGTTGGAAATTTTGGTGCGGCACACTTAGGCGAAGGCACGATGCACTCAGGCGAGTTTTTCTCGTTGGAGGATTGGGACAAGCAGACGGCAAAGAACAGGGGCTTGCTAGCACAGCGATATTGGGAACGTGTTCACGTAATCGTTCCTGTCTACAAACGCTACGCCAAACTACAAAAAGCCTTGAACGGATTGCGGAACCAATGGTACAGCAATATCGTTGTTCACGTTGTTTCTGACGGGGACGATAACGGAGTGAAGGCAATTGTCGAAGCGTACAAGGCGGCTTGGGGACAACAGGAATTTGCGCCTGAGATTGAGTACAGTTTCGTGGAACACGAAGGGGCTTACGGCTCCAAGCCGAGGATTTCCGTGTTGGATTCCTTGGAAGCGAACGAACACGAGTGGGTCTGCTTCCACGACAGCGATAACCTAGCGAACCCCGATTGGATTTTGAAGTTGTGGCAAGCCACGTTCCTGAAGGACGTGGGTGGGTCGTGGGGTAAGATTAGACACATCGAACAAAGCACCGATTTGCCCGAAGAAGGATTTCAGGAGAAGCCTGCGTGGAAGCACGTGGACTCTTTGAACTACTTGGTGCGCTTGGATATCGCCAAGAAACACGCACAGGCGTGGCAACACAAGGCAACGGGAACGAAGGTTGGCCCAGTTACGGCAGGGGTCGTTACGCACGACTACGACTTCGCCGCCGCTTGCTACAGCGAGAAGCCTTGGGAGTTCGTAGACGAAGTACTTGGTTCTCACGGACAAGAAATGAACGTCCTCGTGATGGCGGTTTGTTACAACGAAGAACAGATGATTCCATTCTTCTTACGACACTACGAAACTATTGCTGAGAAGATTTTGGTCTTTGACGGCGGCAGTACCGACAAGAGTTTGGAACTCTTGAAAGAAAATCCGAAGGTTGAAATAATTTCAGTCCCAAATAAACAGATGAATAATTTGGAACTGATGAAGATTCGCAACGAGGGATGGAAGCCGTATCGACACGACTACGATTGGGTCATCGTGTGCGACATCGATGAGTTCCTGTGGCACAAGAACCTGAAGCAGAAGTTGGAAGAGTTCCGCAAGGCAAGAATCACGATTCCCACCGTTACAGGCTACCAAATAACGGCAGAGGCTTTCCCCAACAACAATCCGCTGATACAAATTTATGACTACTTCAACGAAGGATATCCTGACCCCGAACACCTGAACAAGTCGATGATTTTCAACCCGAACTGCGTGGACATCAGGTACGAGATGGGTTGCCACAAGGCCAATCCAATCGGGGCAGTCAATTACTCACCTGAATCACTCTACCTCTTCCACTACAAGTACGTAGGCTACGAAGAATTCATCAAACGCAACAAGATGTTGGCAGCAAGAGTAAGTAACGAAGATAAAAAGAACAATTGGGCGTTCCACTACGCAAGGGATGCGCAGATGTCCTTTGAAGACTTCAGGAAAATCGTGCAGAAGGGTGCGCCGATAGTCAACGATTCTCCTGTTGTCAACCCGTTGCTTTCACGCAAGGATTTGAAGGCACAAAATCCTGGTGTGTTTAGGGAAATTATCGAACTGAACGAGTACCGTGTTTCCAAAAACGACTTCACGAACAAAAATGTAATTGACGTAGGTGCTAATATCGGCGTGTTCTCTTTGCTTGCGAACGAATACGGAGCGAAGAGGATTGTCGCAGTCGAGCCAAATGCGCCGACCTTGGAAGTCCTGAAGAAGAACACGGCGGGTCGGGGGATAATGGTACTCGACAAGGCCGTAGGAAAGAAGGACGGTGAACACGTACAGATGGTGATGCGTCCTGAATTTTGTCCGACAGACGGCAGGGTATTCTCTCAAAGTGCGCCAACAGGGATTGAAACCATCAGCCTAGACCACTTGGTTTCGTTTGTGGATGACGGTAGGCCAATTCTGTTGAAGGTGGACTGCGAGGGTGCGGAATATGATTTGTTCTACGGAGCAAATCTAAAGACGATGAGTAAAATTCAGACAATCGTGATGGAAGCCCACGAGAACATCTACCGCACGGAAGGGCAGACGGGGCTTATCGACAAGTTGCGCCGTTACCTGACAAGTTTGGGATTTGAAGAAAAATACTTCCTCTCTACAGGCGAACAGGTAAAGATGATTCGCTTCGACAGGATGAAGCCAATTGAAGATGATATCACCGTTGTAATTTCGGCGTTCAACCGCCCTGAACTTTTGAAAGACCAAGTGGAAGCCATAAAAAAGCAGACGCTTCAGCCGAAAGAAATCATCGTGTGGCTCACAAAATCGAAGCATTGGGAAGAAGGGGGTGCTATTGAGGGTGTGTTGGTAATACCAGACCAATGGGTTGAAACAAAGTTCGAAATCCCTGAAGGAGTTACGCTCGTTTCAACGGAGAAGGATTTGTTGCTTCCCGCACGATTTGCTGCAACGCTGTTTGCCAAGACGAACTACGTGCTGTTGCTTGACGATGACGTATTCCCTGCCGCGGGCTACTTAGAAGAGACGCTAAAGGTGTCAAAGCGTGAAAATGCAGTCGTGTCAGCCTACGGGATGCTCTACAATAGGCGTGGATTAAACGATGCCGAAGCAGAACGCTACGGAGACCACGGCACGAAAACGAAAGAACCTATCGAAGTCGATGTGGGGGGACACAGTTGGTTCGGCAAGAAAGAGTGGTTCTCACTCTTCTTCCGTGAGCCTGCGCTCTCCCCGACAGAAGGGGACGATTTACACTTCGCCTACGTGCTGAAGAAGTACAGCGATGTTAAAACAGTTGTTTCTGCGTGGCCAGAAGACAACAATCCTATTTGCTCAAACACTAGAGTCGAAGCGGGATTAGGATTCAGGGCTTTACACGCACGAAAATGGGAAGACGTAAAACTCTGGACTGACCCAAGCAAAAAAAGTTGGGGGGTTGAAGACGCAGACTACTTGGCAAAGAACTTAAAAGACTTCCAAGCGAGACGGCAAGAGATGATGAATCTCTACCAAACCGAAAAGAAATGGGAGCCTTTACAGGCACAGAAGGTAGTGGGAGAACAAAAAATCGAAGTTACGGTGGATATCGCTACCAAGAACCGCTACTTTTCCACGCTACCGACAACGCTGTTGTCCGTGATGATGCAGACGTACCCGATTAAGAAAATCATCATCGTGGACGATTCCGACCCTGAGAAAGACGGAAAGATGAAAGACCTTCGTGGCGACCCGATGTATCAATACCTATTCAGCATGATTTCCAAAAAAGGAATCGAATGGGAAGTCATCTTCGGCGTTCACAAGGGGCAGCATCACAGCCACCAAATCGTAATGGATAGGGCAAAGACCGATTTCATTTGGCGTTTGGACGATGACGAGTATGCAGAACCGAACGTGTTGGAAGAGTTGGTCAGCAAAATGAACAACGGCGTGGGACTTGTGGCGGGACTAGTCCTAGACCCGATACAATCTCAGCAAGCACCGCCGAACTACTTCAACAACAACAGGCTTGCCGATATCAACACGAGAGAAAACACCCAATGGTTGATGCAACCGAAGGATAAAGTAATTGAGGTTGAACACCTCTACTCGTCCTTCCTGTACCGCAAGGTTGAGGATATCAAGTACTGTTTGGAATTGTCCCCTGCGGCTCACCGAGAGGAAACGCTGTTCAGTTACGAGTACGTGCGCAAGGGATGGAAGGCATTGGTAACGACCTCAGCCGTAACGTGGCACTTCCGCAACCCCGAAGGCGGTATCCGTTCCCACAACAATCCAGATTTTTGGTCGGGGGACGATAAGATTTTCCAACGCAAATTGGCAAGTTGGAGTGTCAACACCGAAGGCAAGAAGATGATAATTATTGATGCAGGGATTGGGGACACCATCGTGTTCATGCAGATAGTCCCTGAGTTGCTGAAGAAGTGGCCTAACCTAGTCATCGGCACGTACTACTTCAGCCTGTTCAAGAACCACGCAGTCGAACTCATTCCAACTTGGACGGCGAAGGATATCATGGGCGAGAAACTAGCCGAGACGCAGAACGTATATCGAAAACTTTGGGCGGCTTCTGATAAAGGCAGAAAACTCACTTTACTAGAAGCATATCGGGAACTTTTTATTAATGAAAAATTTGACTAAATCCCTAAATAATAGTGTAGGGACAAGGAGTAATTACCCATTCAAAATCTCCACGGGTTTTGAATTACCTACACTATATTTTGTTCACGTGGAGGAGCAAATGGATAAAGTAAAAAATATTATCTACAAAGCAAAGAATGAACAAAGAAAATGTTTTTATGTTGGATATACTTCTAATGATTTAACTTACAGAAAATATCATCATAAAAATGTTTGTTTTGTTCAAAATAAAAATAATAAATTTTACAAATTTCTTAGAAAATATGGATGGGATAGTTTCATTTGGGACATTCTTGCCGTTTATTCTACACCTGAAGAATTACCCCAAGCAGAAATATTTTGGTTAGCAGAACAGAAGAAAGAATTTTCGGATTGGGAGTGTTTGAATTTGACAGATGGTGGAGATGGAGGATTAAATCCATCTAAAGAAACTAGAGAGAAAATAAGCCAAAAATTAAAAGAAAGATTTAAAAATAAAAAAAATCATCCGATGTTTGGGAAAAAGAATCCTTCTTTAACTAAAAGAAATAAAACCCATAAATTAGTCGGGAAAAATAATCCTAATTTTGGAAAAAAATGGTCAGAAGAAGTTATTGAAAAAATGAGAAAAGTAAAATTAGGAAAACATCTTACTGAACAACATCGAAGAAAAATAGGAGATAGTATAAGAGGAATAAAAAATGGAAATTATGGAAAAACAGGAGAAAAACACCCTTTGTGGGGGAAATTTTGGGAAACACATCCTGTATTTGGTAAACATTGGAAATTAACAACAGAACAAATCAAAAACAGAGTGGAGAGTAGAAAGAAAAATGCAACTAAATATCAATGAACTTTTACAACTTGTTAAACAATTGGCACAAGAGGAAGGATTACAAAAGTTAGAATCAAAAAATTTTTTGATTTTAAATGTATCAGGAGTTATCACGGTCAAGTTCAAACAGTTCAAGGGGCTTTCGGGCTACTTCACGGTGGAGGAATTTAACAACGAAGAAACGTTGATGACAATTTTGAAAACACTAGAAACGGAAATGAACAAAAATAATAAATAATAGTAGATGAAAAAAATAAACAAAACTAGAAAAGAAAAACAGAGAGAATATGCAGAAAAACGAAGAAGAATTAAAGGAATTCAACCAAGAAAAAAATTTAACTCAGAAGAGGAAAAGAAAGAAGCAAAAAGAAAATGGGATGAAAAATATCGTAAAAATCATAAAAAACAAATAAAAAAATATTATGAAAATAATAAACAAAATATATTAAAACAAAAAGAAAAATATTATCAAGAAAATAAAGAAAAACTAAAAAAGAAGAAAAATGAATATTATCAAAAACACAAAAAAGAAATCTTAAAAAATAAAAAATTTTATAACCAATCACATAAAAAAGAAAGAAATAATTATTATAATAATAAACAAAAAACCGATATCAATTTTAAACTCGCTTGTAATTTACGCAATCGATTAAGAAAGGCTCTTAAAAACAATCAAAAGGTAGGCTCCGCAGTCAAAGATTTAGGCTGTTCTATCCCCGAACTCAAAATCTATTTGGAATTAAAATTTCAAAAAGGAATGAATTGGGATAATTGGGGTGAGTGGCACATCGACCACATTAAATGTCTTTCGTCTTTTGACCTAACAAACCGTGATGAATTTTTAAAGGCTAATCATTATACGAATCTTCAGCCAATGTGGGCTAAAGAAAATATCAGAAAAAAGGACAAAATATGGTAACTACAGACAAAATAATCCTGATTAGTTGTTGGGCGAAGCCGCTGAGGAATGGCGGGTGGAACGCCAAGAATCCTAGCAAAGAATGGTGGAACAAGTTAACAAAACTGCTGAAAGATAAGGGTTATTTGATTTATCAATGCGGGCAAGGCCCAGAAATCAAGTTAAAACTCGCTGACAGGCATCTTTGGGACAAAGACCTATGGGCGTTGGGAGAGGACATTAAAACGTGCGCAGCGTGGGTTTCTGTGGACAATTTCTTCCACCATTGGGCTTTGTTGGAGTTTAAGAGGCAGGGAATCGTCCTGTTCAGCCAATCCGACCCAACCATTTTCGGACATCCGCAAAATATCAACTTGCTGAAGGACAAAAAGTACCTTCGGGCGAAGCAAATGGAGATGTGGGAATCTGCTACCTACGACAAGGAAGCATTTGTCGAGCCTGAAATTGTAGTAGCAGAGGTTGAGAAATTGATAAATAGTAAAGGAGAATAAAGATGAACAAGGAAATTTTAGAGAAACAAATCGCTGAGTACAGGAATGAATTGAAGATTACTGCCGACAATCGGGACAGGATGGCACAAATGCTGAACCAACAGGAAACAAAGATTCAGCAGTTACTAGGAGCGATTGCGGCAATCGAACGGCTCTTGAAAGAGGAGGAGAAACCAAATGTCGGAACTGAAGACCCCGCCCACAACACCGAAGGCTAAACTACTGATTGAAACTTTGACAACCGAAGATAAACTTCGCATCGAAGAAGATAAAAAGAAGAAGAAAGAAAAGAAAGAAAAAGAAGAAAAATAAATCTGCTCCCAATTCTACCAGCCTACGGCCTAGAATTGGGTTATCTTTTTTTGGAAAACACTAAATAATAGTGTAGGGACAGGGGATGCAACCCTTTTTGAAAAGCCTATCCCTTTTCAAATTACCTACAATTTTTAGACTTGGATAGGGGGTTTAAATGGCGGCTAAGAAAAAATATTTTACGGAAGAAGAACGATTATTAGCAAGAAGAGAAACATATAAAAAATATGACCAAAAAAGAAAAAACAAAAAGAAAGAATGGCATAAATTTAATGAAGAAAGATTAAAAGAATACCATAAAAATTACAAATTAAAAAATAAGAAAAAAAGAAATGAACAAATAAAACGAAGATTAGAAATAGATATTGGGTTTAAAATTTCTCGTAATTTACGTTCAAGACTAAATTTAGCAATAAAAACTAACCAAAAATCAGGTTCCGCAGTTCACGACCTAGGCTGTTCTATCCCTGAACTCAAAATTTATTTGGAGTCTAAATTTCAAGAAGGAATGAGTTGGGATAATTGGAGTTTTACAGGTTGGCATATCGACCACATTGTTCCTTTAGATTCATTCGATTTAACCAACAGAGAAGAATTTTTAAAGGCTTGCCACTACACTAATCTTCAACCGATGTGGGCAGAAGAAAATTTAAAGAAAAATAACAGAATTCTTTGATTCCACTTCTCATAAATAGTATCAGGAGAACTATTTATGAGTAAGCCAACTTTATATAATATAGATTTACTACAAGGGGATGATTATTCTTGGGGATTTTCGTTCGTTGCCAACGATGTTCCTTTAAACATCACAGGTTGGACGATTTACTTCACAATCAAGCGGTACGTTACCGACCCTGATGTATCGGCACTCATCCAAAAAATCATCACCTCTCATACCGACCCTGTTAACGGGAGAAGTGCGCTGAATTTGAGCCACACGGACACGGACTCTCTGCCCGAAGGCGTATTCGTCTACGACATCCAAATCAAGACTTCAGGCGGCGAAATTCACACCATTTACAAGGGACAGGTAAAGGTGTCCGTTGACGTAACCCAAACCTACTAAACCATGAGCCAAGAAATCGTAAACGTAACTTACATCAATTCGCTAGACCAACCCGTTCTCGTTAAATTCACCGAACAGGGATTAAGCGGGTACTCAGGTCGTTCGGGGTACAGCGGCACAGCCGGAACATTCGGTAGTTCAGGTTTTTCGGGCTACAGCGGCGTGTCTGGATTTTCTTCGCAGTCAGGCTACAGCGGCGTATCAGGCTACTCTGCTTACTCAGGCGTGTCGGGCTTCTCTGCGTATTCAGGAGTATCAGGTTGGAGTGGTGTATCGGGGTTCAGCGGAGAATCGGCATGGTCAGGTGTATCTGGATACTCAGCATACTCAGGCGTGTCAGGCCACAGCGGAGTATCAGGATACTCTGCTTGGTCAGGGGTGTCAGGCTACAGCGGATGGAGTGGAGTCTCAGGTGTAAGCGGCGCATCTACTTCAGGATGGAGTGGAGTCAGCGGTATCTCAGGAGAAACCGTAAGTGGGTGGAGTGGATATAGTGGAGTCTCAGGTGAAAGCGGCACATCTACTTCAGGCTACAGCGGTGTATCGGGCTTTTCAGGAGCCTTCGCAGGGTCAGGAACATCAGGATATGTCCCATATTTTACAGGTGCGAATAGTTTAGATAAATCTTCAATTTACGATGCAGGAAGCGGATATGTTGGAATTGGGACTACTGACCCGCAAACCTCACTTCATATAGAAAATACATTAGGTGGAATAAGATTAGGCAGAACTCGTAATGATTACGGGCCATATTTTGATTTTTGGAAAGGTGTATCCCAATCACGCCGATGGATGATTCAACTTGATAGTGATGGTGTTGATAACGACAATCTTTATTTTTACTCCGCAAACAAAACAGGCGGGGCAGCGAACGTAGTAACATTTATGCGGGATGGGAATGTAGGTATCAACAATACTACACCTTCAGTAGCGTTGGAACTTGGGGTAAGTGGAACAAGTGGAGCCAATGTTATTGTAAACAGGACAGAAGGCGCAGAACTAATAACATTTGATGGGTCAGCGGGAACAGGCACAAACTTCACTTGGGATGCGGGATGGACTTGGGGCAGTTCCAAATTCACTCACAATGCGGGTGGTGGAGTAGTAGCACTCTCAACAGTATGGACTCCTACGATTGGACAGACTTATAAAATCACTATCTCTTCAACTGATTCAGGAACAGGCGATTTAACCCCTGCTTGCGGTGGTCAAACATATGCCAATATTACGGCAAGCGGAACAAATACTTACACGCTTGTAGCATTGTCGGCGGCTCCTTTAACACTTACACCAACTAACTCAAATTGGACAGGAACGATAACAGCAGTTTCAATCAAATTATTAACTCTTGGAAATATCACCGCTGAATCGCTTACATTGAATAGTGGTCAATTAATTGTGCCTGAAGGTAATGCTTCTTATCCTTCACTTGCAAATAGGACAAATCTTGATGTGGGTGTTAATTTTGGCCCTGCGGGAATTTATAATAGTATCAATGGAACTATATGCGGATTTGTAGAATCAACAGGATTTAGAGTTACAAATAACAACTATTATTACGAAATTGGTGGGGGTAGTTCAAGTGTAATATATGGTTCGGGTGGAACTTATGCAAGAATATATTCGGCAGGATTACAAACCCTTCAATTAGGGTATAATAGTGCTACAGCAGTTGCACAATACTTCAAAGGACCAGACGGAAGTGGAACGGATAAAGTTGGCGGTAGTCTTTATATAGAGCCAGGCGCACCAACAGGAGCAGGAGTAGGGGGAGACCTTATCTTTAGAACGGCTCCTGCGGGAACAACAGGGTCATCTGTTCAAAGTTACATCAATAGAATGGTTATCCTTTCCACAGGAAATGTTGGTATAGGTGTAGATGCACCCACCCAAAAACTCGACATCAGTTCGGGACACATCAACTTTACCCCTATCACAAAACCCACAGCACCAACTTTGGCCCTAACAGCAGGGGGAACACTAACGGATGGAACACACTCCTACAGTATTGCCTTCGTAACCTCAAATAACGAGCAAACGGATGATGGAACCTACGCTTCAATTGTTGTTGCATCTCCAAATAGTTCTGTTATTCTGACAAATATTCCCGTCAGCCCCGATTCAAGGGTAACGAAAAGAAAAATCTATCGTTGCGACCCGCCCTATACAAACCATGACCCCGACTATTTGGTTTATACCATCAACGACAACACGACAACAACGGTTACGGATACAGGATGGTCTCCAACCTCTTCAGACAGGGGAAACCTGACCGCCGACAACACAGCAGGAAAATTTTACAAAGCAAATTTGAGATTGTTTGAAGCAAATAACCAAAATCTATTTGTCGGATATCGGGCAGGAAATTCTACTCTTCCCACGGCAAACTACAACACTTATGTAGGTTCATCCGCAGCAACAACGGCAACATCGGCAACCAATAATACTTATGTAGGATGGGGTGCTGCTGGGCAAGGGCAAGGAAGTTATAATGTAGCAGTAGGAATAGCCCCTCTTTTTTCTACAACGGCGGCGGGAACTTTCAACATCGCTATAGGTTATTCCGCTCTTCAAAAAGTAACAAGCGGAGCGAATAATGTTGGATTGGGTGCTTACACAGGATTTGCAAGCACTACAAACGGAAATAACATATTTTTAGGAAACAATGCGGGACGATTTGAAACAGGTTCTTACAAACTTATCGTTGATAACCTAAACAGGTCAACAGAAGCCGCAAGCAGAACAGATGCGTTGATATATGGTGTGATGGATGCGACCGCCGCAAACCAAACATTGACTTTGGGTGGGGGTGGAAATGTTGGTATTGGTATTTTAGCACCCACCGCACAACTCCATCTTGTAAAGGCTGACTCTTCAGCACTTACAGACCTCCTTATCAATCCTACTTTAAAGACAAGTGGGAATTTGATTCAGGCACAAGTAGGGAGTGTTGATAAGTTTTATGTTGATTACGCAGGGGGAATAAATACAAAAGGTAACGCATGGTTTTTTACTGATGATACATCTATACGATTTGGAACTTCTTATGATTATGCAAATGGTATACAAGGCGGCGCAGTAAAAGAATTATATATTTTTGGATATTTTGGATTGACAAAAGGTATTGCATTTCAAACAGGAAATCCACGCAATACAAAAATGTATCTTGCCAATTCGGGAAATTTGGGTATCGGCACAATTACCCCAACTGCCAATCTTCAAGTTGCACAAACTACAGTAGGAATTGGAACCGTAGCAGTTAGTGGAACCGCCGTAACAGGAACAAATACCCAATTTACCAACACCTTCAAAGTTGGAGATACAATAACTGTAACGACAACTTCAGGTGCAGAGACAAAAGCAATCACTACGATTACTTCAGATACAGTCTTGGTAACAGACGCTTTTGCAGGAACAGCGGCAGCAGGAACGGCTTATACTTTGGTGGGTGGGACAAGGTTTAGCGTGTTGGGAAATGGCAATGTCGGCATCGGGACGACTGCTCCCACAGCCCAACTCCATCTTGTCAAGGCAGACTCCTCCGCACTTACAGACTTCCTTATCAATCCTACTTTGAAGACGAGTGGGAATTTGATTCAGGCACAAGTAGGAAGTGTTGATAAGTTTTATGTTACATATAACGGAAGCACTCATTCAGCAGAAGCATTTTCAAATATTACAAATACTGTCAATTACGCATTTGAGGGTAATGGTTTTAAAATAACAGGATACAGTAACAATTATTTGAGATTAAATGGAGACCTTGCATCAGGAAGTGCATTTTATTTTATAGGGACAGCCGATAATATAGAACTTACAGATACGGATGCTGAACAATCTTGGATTAATATTCAACCCAATATCAATCAATCAGGAACCGCAAGTTATAGCGCACTAAAAATAAGTGTATTAGAAACAGCAACAGGTTCAGGAAGCAAATATTTAATAGATACGGGAACGAGAGATGGAGCAGGAGTTCATACAAGTAAGTTTTGGGTTAATAATACGGGTATTGTGTCTGCTTATAGTTATTATACGGGAGATGCTTTCAGGAAAACGGGTTGTAGTGCCTATTATGATTTCAATGGGTCATCAGCATTACAATTACTTGCGACTAATATCAGATTTTATCAGAATTCTGATTCAACTGTTGATGGGATTTATAGTTTTAGAGGGGGAGACCCAAGTTGGGAAATGACGGCTTCTTCAGGAAGCCAAGCATGTATGTTAATTGGCCCGTATATTAATCAATCGGCAACAGCGGGTTATGATATAGTAAGAATAAATGTAACCGAAACGGGGGTTGGTTCAGGGAATAAAAACCTGATAAATGCACAGGTTGGTTCTGTTTCTAAGGCACAAATCCAAAACACAGGTGCGTTCTCTTCAACTCTGATAAACAACGCCGACTCCGATACGGACGAAATCGACTCCGTAACTTGGGCGGGTGGATTCGGAATGTTGATAGCCTGTTCCGTAACAGACTCTACGAGCGCAGTATGGCGTTTGAAAGGAACAACCTTTATTGCTGTTTCCGTAGACGGAGATTGGACTTCTACAAAAGATACAGCGGCAAGTTACAATGTCTATTTTGAATCGGGGGCAATCAAACTTCAGAACAAGGTTGGCGACAATAAAAATGTCAAACTTGGTTTCTACGGAATGTTATAAGGGGATAAAGATATGGCAGATATAATCTCACAATTTACGAAGGTGATGGACGACTTGGGAAATATCACCACATTCTACGGAAGTGGGTATAGCGGAACATCGGGGTTCTCTGCATACTCAGGCATATCGGGATATAGCGGCGAGTCGGGATACTCAGGAAACGGGACAAGCGGCTACTCAGGAATATCGGGATATGCGGCAAATATTTTAGAAATGCAAATATTTGGTTAGAGGAGTTAAAAATGGCAACATATTCAAAACAAAAATTAAGTGGCTCAACAAATGGTAAAGGGATTAAAGTCGCCGCTGGAGCAACCGCAGGGACTTTAATACATACCGCAATTGCAGGAACAAGTGATTGGGATGAAGTTTGGCTTTATTGTGTAAACAGTTCATTATCGGCGGTAAAACTAACTATTGAATGGGGTGAAGCAGCCGCTCCTGATGGAAATATTGAAAAAACAATCACATCAGAAGATGGATTGTATTGTATAATTCCTGGTTTAATTATTCAAAATGGTCTTGAAATTAGAGCGTTTGCTTCTACTGTAGATGTTTTACTGATACACGGTTTTGTAAATAGGATAACGGCATAATATGAGTAGAGCATTTTATCGTAGCAGACAAACCTTGGGTGCTATTCCCCAAAATCCATACGTTCTCAGACGATATCCACCTTCTGTATTATTGCATATGAATGGAACAAATAATTCCACCACCTTTACGGATGAATCGGGAAAAATTTGGACTCCAAATGGAAATGCCAAATTGACAACATCTAGTCCTAAATTTGGAACCGCTAGTGGAACATTTGCCGCGGATGCGGATTATATCTCTACTCCGGCACATACAGATTTTAATTTAGGAACAAATAATTTTACAATTGATTTTTGGTGTAAAGTTCCAGATGCAGTTGCTACTGCAAATTTTTACAAACAACGATTGGATGCAGATAATTATGTTGCTATAACAAGAAGTATGACTTATGGTTCTTGGTTTTATGCTGAATTGGCTAATGTTCAAGTAATATATGCTCTTGCTGGTAATCTCAAAAGTATAGGGGGTGGAACGGCTTGGACTCATATTGCTGTTACGAGGAATGGAAGTGCATGGAAATTTTTTGTCAACGGAGTAGACCAAATAACATCAGGTGGTACTTCATCTGCTACTGTGCCTTATTTTGGTGCAACTAATATTCAAATAGGAGACCAAGTATCAACCACTACTGCGTTCCAAATCGATGAATTCAAAATTTTGAACGGCGAGGCCCAATGGACTTCCAACTTTTCAGTCCCAACAGCAGAATATTAATAATGGATAAGAATAAATAGAAATATGGGCAGACCAGCAAGATACAATGTTGATTTAGTGCGTGGGGACACCAAAACCTTCGCCTTGAATTTTACTTCCGATGGAACCACACCAATCGACATCACGGGTTGGACGATTTATTACACCGTGAAAAGACGATTGGAAGATTTGGATGCAGATGCCGCTATTCGTAAAACAATAACAACACATACAAACCCAACTCAAGGGCAAACTGAAATAGTCTTATCCAATACTGACACACAGAATTTGGAAACGGAAACCTATTGGCACGACATTCAAGTTTTGGATACGGACAGCAAACTAAACACGATTGCCTTTGGAACATTCAATGTCTTGGCAGATGTAACTAGAGCATACTAATAGGAATATAGAATGGCAGAAAATATCATTACGACAAACTTTGTGGAAAGTCAGCCGATTGTAGTAAAAATAATCGAGCAGTCTCAGACCTTCAATACTGATTTTGGGCCTCAAGGTTTGTCGGGGTATTCGGGGATTTCAGGTTATAGTGGGCCATCAGGGTTCAGCGGCTATAGTGGAACGAGCGGGTATAGCGGCCTCCTCGGTTACAGCGGAATAAGTGGTTACATCGGAATAAGCGGTTACAGCGGGACAAGTGGTTATAGTGGAATTTCGGGTTATGACCCTTCTCAAGCACCTCTTGACCACGATTGGGTATTGGGAAATTACAGTTTGATTTCAACGGCAAATGGGACAGTAACAAGAGATGGGGACGGATTTATTTCAACAATTGTTTTGCCTAGTAGGACATTGACTTTCACGAGGGATGTTGATGGATACATCAGCACAATTTCGGACGGAACAAGAACTTGGACTTTCACAAGAAATGCAGGACATCAAATAACTTCTTGGACGGTGGTATAAAATGGCCGCATATACTAGCGTAACGGGTGGAGATTGGAATAATCCCGCAACTTGGGGAAGCGCATCGTATCCGTCTGTCGCAGGAGATACAGCAACAATCACCGCAGGACATACTGTAATTTATAATGTAAACGACTTGGTGGAATTGGGAAATATCTCGGTCTATGGAACCTTACGGGTTTCAAAATCAATGACCACCACATTAGCCACATCAGGTAATATGGCAATAGGTGCGGCGGCGGTTTTTGATTGGGGAACAATTGCCTCTCCTGTTCCTGCTGCATATATAGCCACTATTCAATTTAATGCAAATACTTCACTTACAAGTTCTGCGACAGCAATTCAAACTATTCATGGAGACCCAACATATCAACCGATTAAAAAAACAACATTGGTTTCGAATTGGACAAGTGGTAGTTCGATTACTGTAAGCGGAGATTTAACCTCTGCATGGCGTATTGGAGATGAAGTGGTTGTTGAAAAAAATAGGTATATTTCAGTATCACACACCGCAGGATTTTTTAAAGGAACAATAAAGACTTTAACATTGAGTGGTGGAAACACCATTATTGAATTTAACGAAGCATTTTCAACTGCTTGTTATATTGGCGGTTATGTTTTCAATTTGAATTATGCAAATGTTATCATAAAAAAGAAAGTGGCACCGACTAATTTAGGTAGTTGGGCTAACTCAGCAAGCCCCGTTGTACAATTTACAGGCTCTACAACAAATAGACCATATATAAAAGAGACTATCATTTGGGCTAATTATTATTCGGCTTGTGCCTTCACAGATTACGAAAAAGTGCTTTGGCGTAATTGCAATTATGGACTTTATGGAGCATCTAATAGTTCTGTCAAAAATTGCGATATAGTGATTTGTCAATATCCGACATTTGGTAATAGTTGTTTTTATTATTACAATACTTTTTTTGCCGCATGTGCTGCTTCTGCTTTTTCAGGAACCATATGTTCTAAAATTGATAGTTGTCGTGTTTTTGGAGTTAATGCTGGCCTTGCAGATATCGCATATTCAAATGAGGTAAACAATACAATTGTTAGAGGATGTGGTGCTTATCTGAATATATGTTTTGTCAATTCAATATTTAATCAATGTTATTTTTATGAAAATTCTTGGCATGGAAAACCATTTGAAAGTTATTTCAATCGATGTTCATTCGGATATGATGAAAATGGAAATACAACATACACTTACGCATCAAATGCTTGGGCGTGGCTTGATATAGGTATTGGTAAAGCCTATTATAAAGATTGCAAAATAAATTTACAACCAACCTATGAGCCGTATGTTTATTTATCAGGGAGCAGTTTAATTGGAACTGCTGTAAAAGAGCAAGTCATTTATATCCAAAACTATAATCAGAGTGAAGGGGATATAAGAACTTATGGACTTTATGGAAGTGTAAAACGAAATGCTTCTATAAAAAATCTTGCA